AACTGTCGATAAGAATGGAGATACCTGCGCCGCAGGAGCAGGATCAATTCTCACTCCCACATGGCACGGATTTCTACAGAATGGCGAATTAGTTCCATAAATAGCATCTTGCTGGAATATTATCGATACATGGATCCCGGTGTTGGTGCATAATCATGGTGGAGCCCCGACGCCTATGCTAAAGTTCTGGAAGACGAAACCCGCCCCCGTCGAACCGCCAGCTAAGCCTGTCGCAACCTCATCGGGCATACGCTCAGCCATCTACAAGGCGATGGAGGACGCACCGCGCCCGCATTACAACATCCAACCTCCCGTCATCCCTGCTGGCGTCGTGCCCAAAGGCGTAGAGCCGCAGGTGGCGATGGACTCTGCAGCCTACGAGTGTGCAAAGCTGGCGATGGATGCTGGGCCTCAGTTTGGCTCGCAACTCTACGCCTACAACAACATTGAAGGCTTCCCAGGCTATCCTTACCTCATGCTACTGGCGCTGCGGTCGGAGTACCGCAACATGGCGAACGCGCTGGCAACGGAGCTTACCCGGCAGTGGATCACGTTCAATTCCACCGACACGGCCGGCGACAGTACGAAGCAGAAGATCACCGAGATTGAGCAGGAGTTCACGAAGCTGGGGATTCAGCAGATCATCCGCAAAGCAGCGGAGCATGATGCGTTCTACGGGACGGGCCAGATCCTCGTTAACATCGCGGGCGCGGACGTGAAGACTCCACTCATAATCAGCTCGAAGACGATCAAGAAGGGCAGTCTGGAGGGATTCAAGAACGTTGACCCCATCTGGACAACGCCACTGATGTACAACGCGCTTGACCCCTCCCGCAATGACTTCTACAAGCCGCAGAGCTGGTGGGTAATGGGCCAGCATTGGGACGCGACGCGTTTGCTGATTGTGACCACACGCGAGGTTCCCGACATATTCAAGCCGGGATTCAACTTCAGCGGCATCAGCCTCTCGCAGCTTGCCGAGCCCTACGTCAACAACTGGCTGCGCACCCGGCAGAGTGTTTCTGACATGATCAACAACTTCTCTATTGTTGTGCTCTCGACGGCGATGGACCAGGTGCTGACGGGCGGAGATGATGGATCCGACCTATTCTCTCGCATCAAGCTCTTTACGCTCACGCGCAGCAATAAGGGCGTCATGGCGCTCGATAAGGAACGCGAGGAGCTTACTCAGCTTGCCGTTCCCCTGGGTGGGTTGCACGAGCTACAGGCGCAGGCGTTGGAGCAGCTTTGCGTGGTGAGCCGTGAGCCTGCAACCGTGCTAACCGGCGTCACACCCTCAGGATTCGGCAACACGGCTGAGGGAGAGATTCGCGTCTGGTACGACTACATCCATGCCCAGCAAGAGGCTTTCTATCGCAAGCTCGTGGACGCCATGTTCAAGATCGTGCAACTCCACCTCTACGGCGAGATTGATCCCGACATCACGTTTGTCTTCAACCCACTATACGAGATGACGGAAGAGCAGGAGTCGACGATCCGCGTCAACGACAGCATTCGGGCCGGAAATTACATCGACAGAGGCGTGATTGACCATCAAGAAGAGCGTGAGCGGCTTGCACGTGACCCAGATTCAGGGTACCAAGGCATTGATATTGAAAAAGAGATTGCGCCTCCTGACCAGCAAGAGGAGTCTGCATCGCTGGCAAGAGGTACGGCATGAAAGCAGGAGGAACAATGAAGCGACTACTAGCTTTGGTGGCGCTGTTGGGTGTGGCTGCTAGCGCTCAGACCGTATCGGTCACATCCACGCAGCTTACCGACTCTGCTGGGAATCTATACTCGGGCCTAATCTTCCTCCAGCCAACATTATCGAATGGTACGCCTACCGCCTACCGCAAGGGCGTGTCCTCATCGGGAACCTTTTCTCCAACGTATGCATGCCAATGGCAATGAGCAAGCTTGCAGTTGAGCGAACCGCGAGAACAAGGGTAGCAAGGCCGGTGTGGGCCAACGCAGGCACGGCATCGCGCTATCGCCGGCAGATGCTCCTTCTGATCGATGAGATGGCCCGTAGTGTCGAGTTCTGGCTAGGTGCCCAGCGCAAGGCTACGCCGCCCGAGCTGGCTATCGACTCCACACCGTCCGAACAGATGCGTTTGGAGTTTGAGAGGATATCCGAGCGCTGGCAGACGCGGTTCGACGACATGGCCCCAAAGGTAGCAGAGACGTTCGTCAAGAACCTGTTCCGTGGCACCGACTCAGCCATGCGGCAAGCTCTCCGCGAGGCTGGGTGGTCGATTCAGTTCACCCTGACGCCAGCCATGCGAGACGCGTTTGAGGCTTCCCTTGCGGAGAATGTGGGACTAATCAAGTCGATACCTGCACAGTATTTGCAGGAGGTCGAGGGAATCGTGATGCGCAACTACGCCGCCGGACGTGATTTGAAGTCGATGGCAGCGGAGATTCGTGAGCGGTATCATGTTGCATCGAACCGGGCAGTGTTAATAAGTAGGGACCAGGCGAACAAGGGTTCAGCAGTTGTGCAGCGAGCTCGCCAGATCGAATTAGGAATTAAGGAATCGATCTGGCTTCACTCCCATGCAGGGAAGACGCCACGGCCCACACACGTCGCCATGAACGGCAAGCGGTACGACGTGGCAAAGGGGATGTGGGACGAGGATGTAAAGAAGTGGATCTTCCCTGGTGAACTTATTTCTTGCCGATGCGTGGGCAGGAGCGTTCTTCCGTTTACCCCAGCTGAATCATCTCAGTACCTCAGCGCCCCTGAGCCCGCCGAGCCGCGTTCGACTCCCTGAAGTGGCGACCGGCGCGGTACATGATGCCGATGACGCCTATAACGAGTGCAGCCAAGAGCACCGCACCCACTAGAAAGAAAAATCCGAATATCACCATGATGATCATTTCACTACTCCTTTGCCCTTCGGTTTCTGAGCCGCCCGCCATTTGCTCAAGTAAGCACTCTGGCAGATAGGGCAGCGCTGGCGTTTCGCGCCTTGTTTGAAGTGATGTCCCATCGCGCAGACTTTGGATTTCAGTGCGCCCATATCTCAATCAGTATAAGGCATAAAGCCTTTCTATTCCAGCGAAACCATTGCAATAAGTTGTACATAGTGAAAAGCTCATGTGGAGACGAGCTATGGAGATTGCGTGCGACTCAGCATTGAAGAACCGGCGATACGATGCAGACGGCAGACTTCACATTCTGCGGACGCCCATCTCCAAGGCGACGGTAAACCCCTATTACGGGCGGGAAATCCCAAATTCAGAGCAGTTGGGCTTGGAGCCGGAGCGCATCTACCAGATGCTCCGCGATCCTGGCGAGCTTGCGAAAGCCGCTCCCTCCTTTGCGCGGAACCAGCTCATGTTCGTGCATACAGCAGTGAGCGCGGAAGATCCCAAGCAGGAGCAAATTGCGGGAACGGTCGGGTCGGATGTGGAGTTTCTGGCTCCGTATCTAATCGCAGACTTATGTGTGTGGGACGAGGAAGCAATCGCAGGCATCGAGACGGACACCGTGCGAGAGCTTTCATCTTCTTATCGCTATCGCGCCGACATGACGCCCGGAATGTACGAAGGGCAACGCTATGACGGGGTGATGCGCGATATTGAAGGCAATCACGTTGCATTGGTGAAATCAGGCCGGGCCGGATCAGACGTGAAGGCAGCGGACAGCAAACTGGAGATAAACATGGAAACGAAATTTGGCAAAGCGCTTTACGCAATCCTCTGTGCGGCCTCGCCTAAGCTGGCGTCGGACGCTGCTCTCCGGCCTTTGGTGATTGGCCTTACCCGCAAGCAGTGCGATCTGCGTGCCCTTGAACCGAAGCTGTTGGCGATGGATGCCGCGCTTCGCACCAAGGAGACGTTCGCGGCGATGGATGCGGCCAAGGACGCTGAAGCTGAGGAAGAGACGGCGGAGGAGAAGAAAGAGCGCGAGGAAAAGGCCGCGAAGGACAAGAAAGCCAAGGACTGCGAGGCCGCTGATAAGAAGGCTGCTGACAAGAAAGCGAAGGATGCCGAAGAGCATCCCAAGGGATGCATGTGTGGCGATTGCAAGTCTGCCCGCGATGCCGAGCCTGAGTCCAAGGAAGACAAGGACGAGCGCGAGAAGAAAGATGCCAAGGACAAGAAGGCCAAGGATGAGGAAGACAAGAAGAAGGCGGAGGACAGCATGAAGCACGCAATGGATGAGTTCAAGGCGGAACTTCGTGAGGCCGCCGCCGCTGCCGCCGCCGTCCGCTCCGTGGTTGGCGATGTGCTCGCCCAGGATTCGGCGGAGGGGATCTACACCTTCGCACTCGACCAGATGAAGGTCGATCACAAGGACGTGAGTGGGACGCCAGCACTTCGGGCGCTCTTCAATCTGGCGCAGCAGGCTTCCAAGCCCGCCGTCCGTCAGGCCTTCGATGCTGTCAGTGTCGAGGAAAAGTTCGCAGGCGCAGGTCGTCAAATTCAGGTGATGTAAGGAGAACAACATGGCAGGCAATCTCATCGGTAGTTTTCAGACGGCGGTCAACCTCTACAACCCTTTGGGGGTTGAGGGCGACTTCGCCAGCGCCAATCCGAGGGCGACGCAGATTACCCCTGGCTTCGATGCCAACGGCAATCAGGCAAGCGGCTTCGTTGCGGGTCCGAATGGCGTCACCATCGGTCAGTTCGCGTGGCTGGCAAATGACGGGTTCACTGTGAACAGCTTTGCCACGGGAGCGGTTGCTCCGACTGGCTTCGTTCACCGCGACCAGCAAGGGCTTCTGACGCAGTACCTCCAGGCGGCAGGGATGCTCATCCCCCCGGGCTTCCCTGTGACACTGTTCAACGCAGGCGACTTCCTCGACTTGATTGCTGGCGGAAGCAGCGCGGTTCGCGGCTCGGCTTGCTATGCGCGGTATGCGGATGGCGCACTGTTCATCGGTTCGGCTCCGGCCGGCGCGACTGGCACCGGCGCAATCGGGTCCACGTTCACGGCAACCGGCACGGGCACCAGCCTTGTCGTTACCGCGGTCACTGGCCTGATCTCCATCGGGGACACCATCGCGGGCACCGGCGTGCCGACTGGCACCACGATTGGCGCTCAGGTCAGTGGAGCGACGGGCGGAGCTGGCACCTACACCACCAGCGTGGCAACAACGGCTGCGGCGGCTACGGTTACGAGCTTCGGCATTGTGTTGGATGTGTCGGCGGTAACGGGAACGCTTGCCATCGGGGACGCCATCACTGGTACCGGAGTACCTGCAGGCGCAACACTAGCCTCGCAGGTCAGCGGAGCCATTGGCGGAATCGGAGTCTACACTCTGGACGTTCCGGCGACGGCGTATGCGGCCTCAACCGCTTTGACGGTCGTTGGCGGAATCCTGACCAACTTCGTGGCGCAGACTTCGGCCGCTGTCGGCAATCTGGTAGCAATCTCAACGTGGTAGTAAGCAAATCTCGGCATGAGGGGAATTAGCAATGGACCGTAATCTTGAAGCAGTATCGCGGAAGTGGGGCATCAACTTCATGGGAGTTGATGCCCAGTTGCAGCGCACCGAGAAAGAGCGCGGCGGGATGCTGGCAATGGATGCTCAGCCAGAGCTGATTACCATGTCGAGCAGTGGCATCCCTGCGTTTCTCTCTACCTTCATTGACCCGAAGGTGATCGAAGTCCTTGTCGCTCCCAACAAGGCGACGAAGATTGTCGGTGAGGAGACGAAGAAGGGCGACTGGACTCTCGAAACGGCGATGTTCCCGATTGTCGAGTCGACCGGCATGGTCAGCTCCTACGGCGACTATTCGATGGATGGCATTGCCGGCGCGAACGTGAACTGGGTTCAGCGCCAGTCCTACACCTACCAGGTCATCACCCAGTGGGGAGAGCGCGAACTCGACAAGATGGGCCTCGCGCGCATCGACTGGGCCAATCGCCAGCGCATCGCCTCCGTCTCGGTTCTGGACAAGTTCCAGAATAAGAGCTACTTCTTCGGCATCAGTGGGCTGGCGAACTATGGCCTACTCAACGATCCGTCGTTGTCCGCTCCGATCGCTCCTCTCTCGCAGGGAGCCGGTTTGGTGACGTGGGCACAGAAGGCCACCGACGCGCTCAATGGAGCCGTGTACATCTACGACGACATCCTGGCGCTGTACAAGCAGCTCGTATCTCAGGCAGAGGGGTTTGTGGATATGGACATGGATTCTCCGATGACGCTGGTGATGTCGCCGATCTCGCAGGTCTACCTCAAGACCACGAATGTCTACAAGGCAACCGTCAAGTCGAACCTTCAGGAGAACTTCCCGAATCTCAGGTTTGAGACGGCACCGGAGTACAACACCGCATCGGGTGAGTTCGTGCAGTTGATTCTCGATGAGATGAAGGGCCAAAGGACGGCAACCACCGCCTTTACCGAGAAGTTGCGGGCTCACCCGATCATTGTGCAAGAGTCGAGTTTCCGGCAGAAAACTTCTGCGGGAACGTGGGGCACAATCATCAGCCGGCCGTTCTTGATCCAAAGTCTAATTGGCGTTTAGTGCTAAAACAGGAGCCGCAATAGTGCGGCCTCAGCGCGGCTTCGAGCCGCTCCTTGAAAGGGTTTCATGGCTAAGGAAATGGTATTAATTGGCTGCCGTCTACCGAACGGTCTCATCTTGCAGCACCCCAAGAACCGCGACATCAAAGTGAAGCTCGCGGGCACCTACGAGGCGAAGTCGGAGGAAGGCTTATACATGCCTCCCCGCCTGTATACGACCACGCCGGTTGATGCTGAGTTCTGGGCAGAGTGGAAGGCCGCCTATGTTGGATTTCCTCCACTGAAGAACAGAGCCGTATTTGAGGCGCGTTCGGACGATGAGGCGACGCAGAAGGCCAAGGATGTGAAGAAGGAAAAGACGGGCTTCGAGGGAATGGACAAGAACGCTGTCATCGATGGCGTCAAGATGCAGAAGGCGTAAATAATGAGCGTTGCCGTATTCAATGTCGCTGGTTTCCTGCTCCGCTATCCCGAGTTTACGGCGGTTGATCCGGCACTCTTGACGACGCTCTTCGCGGAAGCAGGGCTCTACCTCAACAACACCGACCGCAGCGTCGTGCAGGATGTGAATCTGCGCGGTGTTTTGCTGAATCAGATCACCGCACATATTGCGTTTCTCGGCGGAGCACTCACGGCAGACGGCCAGCCCCGGCCCGTGGGACGCGTAAGCGCAGCCAATGAGGGCGCGGTGGGTGCTACGTTCGATTACACTCCGGCGACGCCGGGAAGTGGGCCGTGGTTCAATTGTTCGCAATATGGGGCAAGTTTCTGGGCTGCAACTACATCTCTACGCGGAGCGCGCTACTTCCCTCAGCCAACGCAGGTTGAAGGCTTCTTGGGTATCGGGGCACTTATTGGAAGAGGAGTCGTATGATTACGGTTTCTCTCTCCATCGACGCTTCCGAACTGAAGCGCGATATCGAGAGGATTGAAAGAGGAGAGCTTGAGTTGCCGACGGTTTCAGCACTGCTAATTTGCGTGGATGGAGTGGGAATAGAGGACTTTGCTGTATGGCTGCCAGAGCGATAAAGATGTCCGATGCGGTGACAGCCAAGCTCCTTGAGCTGGCTAAGCAGGCGCAGGGCACCGTTCAGGTGGGCTTCATCGACAACGATCAGGCACCTATCGCCTTCTGGAATGAGTTTGGGCACAAGGGACGCTTCCCTTCCCCCCCACGGCCATTCTTTCGCACGATGGTTGCAAAGGAGTCTCCGAAGTGGCCGGGCATGATGGCTACTGAATTGCAGCGCTCGAAGATGGATGGCAAGCGCACGCTGGCCTTTATGGGCGAAGAGATTGATGGGGAGCTGAAGCAGAGCATCATCGACCTCGCCGCGCCGGCGCTGTCCTCGACCACGCTTCGGTTGCGTCTGAAGTTTGGCAACAACCCACAGAACATCCGTGCGCGTGACGTAGTGCAGGCGCAGCGCGAAGTAGAGGCTGGCGATCCTATCGCCTCGGGCACTCAGGCCGAGCCGCTTATCTGGACTGGCGATATGCTCAACAGCACGGGATACCGCGTGAGCCAAGGCGATGTGATGGTGCTCAACACGAAAACCGAAAACTATGAGGCGCGCGGATGAATATTATTACCGATGGGCTCGCAAATTTAGCGGCAGCTTACGCTGACGAAGGAAAACCAGTAACTATTATCGCAGCCACAGAAAACAATGAACCAAGGCGCTACTTCATTGCAATCGTTGCTGCTGACCGGGAAGCAATCGCGAAGGCGCTTCAGGGTGCTGGTTTTGACGTAAAAACATTCGAGGTTTGCAATAAAGATTTTGTTGTCAGGGTAGCCTAATGGACCTGCGCGGGATTGCGAATCAATCGACGGACACTGTGAACCCCAACATTGAGGTTACGGTGACTCCTTCGACTGGGTACACTATCGGCACTGGACTGAAGCAGGTTCCCTCTTACGGGACTCCCGTCACAGGATTCGCTCAAGTGCAGGCACTTACGGCGGCAGACCTTCGCCATCTCGACGGCCTCAACATTCAGGATGCCACGCAGTCGATCATTCTTCGCGGTCCATTGAACGCCGTTGTGCGGGCGCACTCGCAGGGCGGTGATCTTGTGACCATCGGCTCCCAGACATATCTCACCACGGCGATACTTGAGCAATGGCCGATGTGGACGCGTGCGGCGATAACGCTTCAGGATGTACCCGCATGAGCGCCCCAGCACAGTACGTTCCGTCAATTGCAATCGACTCAGTATTCGACGCGCTCGGGTTGTTCTTTCAGCCCTTCGTAAACGGCGCTCAAGTCATCCGTGCTCAGGTCAACCGCGTTGCTATGCCAGTGGGGAGCTTTGTCGAGCTGACAGAGATTGCAAGCGTGGATCTCGAGGTTCCGCGGATGTGGTACGACGGTACAAACTTCCAGCGAAACATCATCGGGCCAAAGCGCTTGATGATCCAGACTGACTTCTATGGTCCGCAAGCAGGAGACTGGTGCGCGGCCATCAAGACCGTTTGGCGCACGCCCTACGCGACTGCACAGTTTCCGGCAGGAATCGCTCCGCTGTACTGCGACGACGGCCACGAAGCGCCGCTCATCACTGGAGAAGAACAGTACGAGCGCAGGTGGGCTCTAACCATGAGTGTGCAATACTCGCCGATCATATGCGTCCCCCAGCAGAGTGCTAATATATTGAAAATGAGCACGGTACAGGACGTGACGGCATGACGGGCCACATCTACCTAATTCGCAACCTCGTAAACGGTAAAGGCTACGTTGGCAAGACGGAATTGTCGGTGGATTGCAGATATTCACAGCACCTCAGAAACGCATCCGCTTTCGTCAATACGGCGCTCTATCGCGCAATACGCAAGCATGGAACGGAAAACTTTTCTGTTGAAGAGGTTGCATCGTGCGACTCCTCTCTTTTGAACGATCTTGAGAGGCACTACATCAAGCTAACACGGGCCAGACCCGCTCCACAGAGACAAGAGCCAGAATGTCAGCTTCCCGCAAGGGCGCTAAATCCTCTGCTGAAACCCGCGCTAAGGTATCACGCTCACTTTTAGGAAATAAGCGGCGGCTTGGAAGAAAATCTGCTGATACACTCAAAATGAATATTCTCAACGACGTTACCGCATAAGGAGAAAGCAATGTCGATACCGGCCTCTCAAATCGCAAATGTCATCCCCGGAGTGCTCAGTCCCGGCGGCGCGGGGCTCGTGATGAATGGGCTTGTGCTGACACAGAATCCTCTGATGCCAGCCGGCCAAGTGCTGAGCTTTGCGCTATCAGGGAGTTCTAATCCAGCGCAGTCAGTGTCGAACTTCTTTGGGCCGTCCTCGGCAGAGTATGCCTATGCGACCATCTACGCCGCAGGGTATGTTAATGGAACACAGTTGCCGTCCACCATCCTGTTTGCGCCGTACAACGCGGCTGCTCGCGCTGGCTGGCTCACCTCGGGCTCTTTGGCTGGCGTGCCGCTTGCTACGTTGCAAGCCTACACGGGAACGCTCACGATCACCTTTGCTGGCGTTCCGCTGACCTCCAGCGCCATCGTGCTCACAGGGCTCACTCAGACAGCAATGGCTGCTGCGATTAATGCGGCCTTCACTTCCCCCCCGTTCACGGTGGCATGGAACGCGGTGCAGAGCACTTTCGTCTTCACCAGCACGGCAACCGGGGCAACTGAGACGATTACGTTTGCGACCGGCACGCTTGCGGCTGACCTTCTACTCACCCAGGCGACCGGCGCAACACTCTCGCAGGGCGCCGCAGAAGACACCCCAACTACCGCGATGAACAACGTCGTGGCCGTGTCGCAGAACTGGGCAACGTTCAGCTACCTCACGGAGCCGATTCTGACTGACAAGCAGGGTTTCGCAGCGTGGTTAGGAACGCAGGATGACCAGTACGGCGGCATCATTTGGGACAGCGACGTGCAGGCGAGCGTGCAGAACTCTACCGAGTGTTTCGGCGTGATTGCCAAGGCGAACAACTACAACGGAATCATGTGCCTTGGCGGAGATCCGGCGCTTGGCGCTCTCGGGCCTCTGACAATGAACGTTGCAGCCTTCGTGCAGGGCATGATTGCCTCTGTGAACTACGCGCAGACCAACGGAGCCATCAACTACTCTGGCAAGTCCGCCAACGCGTCTGTTGCTGTATCTCCGACGTGTGCGAACCTCCAGACCTACGCAAACCTTCTGGCGAATGGATACAGTTGCTATGGAGCGTTCGCATCGCGCAATCAGGGATTCACGTTCCTTTCGAACGGCAACGCTCCGGGAACTTTCCCTTGGTTCGATGCCTATGTGGACCAGATTTGGCTGAGTGCGCAACTCCAGCTTGCTCTGCTCAATCTCTACACCAGCGTCAGTGATATTGATTACGATCCGACCGGGTACGGCATGATCCGTGCCGCCTTGGTCGGGCAGCCGACAGCGAACGGAAATGTGACCAACGATGGCCCCATCAACAACGCGCTCAACGCTGGCGTCATGGTGATTGGCGCAACGCTTTCCGCATCGCAGGCGGTAGCAGTCAACAGCGCGGCTGGATCGAATGTGGCTGGAGTGATCCAAGCCAATGGCTACTACCTCCAGATTCTCGATCCTGGCGCTGTGGCTCGCAATAACCGCGCCACGCCAATTATTAACCTCCGGTACTCAGGTCGTAGTGGGATTCAGCAATTATCTCTGAGTTCGATAGATATTTTGTAATTCAACTTTTCTAAGGAGTAAGCCACATGGGAAGTTTCGTCAACGCTGTAACAGGGGGTCAAAGTTCGATCACCTCCGCAAATGCAGTCATCACCCTCACCGTGGCGGGGCTCTACAACACGCCTGTCCAGCTTCAGGGCTACTCGACTGACAAGGCGTGGGACACTGCCGCAGTGGTGGTGACAGAGACGCAGATCGGCGTCGACGGTCGCAAGACGGCGGGCATCGTGTTCAACCCCGTCAAAACAACGTTCGCGTTCCAAGCGGATGCTCCGAGCACGCAGATATTCGAGTCGATCTTTGCGGCTCAGCGTGCGGCCCGCGATGTGTACTACATCAACGCTACCGTAGATTTCCCCGCAACTGGCCAGTCGTATGTCTGCAACAAGGGCACGCTGGAAGATTACAACTCGATGGCAACCGGCGGCAAGGTGCTCGGGGCCCGCGAGTTTTCGATTTCTTGGGGTTCAGTCCTCCCATCGGTTAGCTAGGTTTCGGAGATTCACATGGCGCGCAAGACCACGCAATACATCGTCGATTCTGAAGGTAGAGACAAAGGGAAGGCGTTTCTCATCACAGAGATGGCCGCCACAAAAGCGGAGGATTGGGCTATCCGCGCCATCCTCGCGCTCGGGGCTGCCAACGTGGAGATTCCCGAAGGCGCTCTCCAGTTGGGGATGGCATCGCTGGCAGAGATTGGCCTCAAGAAGCTGTTTGCCATTGGGTCTGAACAGATGAGGCCGTTGCTTGCGGAACTGATGGAGTGTATCGAGTTTATTCCGAATCCACAGAAACCACAGGTGAAGATCGGATATCCACTGTTTGAGAGTCAGGTGGAAGAGGTCAAGACGCTGCTCATGCTGAAGTGGAAAGTGCTCAGCCTACACATGGATTTTTCGGAAGCCGACAGCCTCTCGGAATCTCTCGGCTCCGCGCTGTCGGCGGCAAAGCACAAGTCGAGTACGCGAACGTCCCCCGGATCATCGGAATAATTGTAAGCAGGAGACTGGCAACGCTATATGAGCTTCAAACGATCTACGGAATTGAAGACGCCCACGATTTGCTTGAGGTGATTGCTGTAGACGCAGAGAACGAGAGAGAGTAGGCTATGGCAACGATTATTGACAGCTTGCTCGTTTCCCTCGGAATTAAGGATGACATATCATCCGCAGCCCCCGGCGTCAAAAGCAAGCTCGCTGATCTTGAGAAGTCTGCTGGTAAGACCGAAGCTGGCGTCAAGGGCATCGGCACAGCATCCAAGGGCGCCGCATCCGAACTGACAGTCCTCACCGGCAAGCTGGGCTCATTCCTTGCCGTGCTGGGTGGTACAGCAGCGGTAAGCGCGTTCGTCAAAGACACCATCGACACCAACACGCAGCTCTACTATCTCTCTCGCAATTTAGAGATGAACACGCAGAAGCTCTTTGCGTTTGGTGCGGCGGCTCAGGAGATGGGCGGAAGCAAAGGCTCACTCCAAGGCTTCATGCGGACCATCGCGGGGATGCCGGGAGAGTTGCTGGTAGGCAAGATGCCTCAGCTCCTCCCCCTCTTTGCTCGGCTGGGCATCAACATGCGCGAGCCGTTCGATCAAATCATGGTGGATCTATCCAAGCGGTTCGCGGGCATGGACCGCAAGGTTGCATTCAGCTTCGGTATGGCGAGCGGCATCCCTGAAGATGTGATGAACCTCATTTTGCAAGGCCCTGGCGCGATGCAGGCGGCAATGGGGCGCACCAAGGGATTCGGTCCTACCGAGAAAGAGGCAGCTTCAGCGGCTATGCTGAAGCGCAGTTTTACCGACATCGAACTTCAGTTAACGAAGATCGGCTACGACCTGCTCTACATGGTCACTCCGTATCTGGACAAGTTCCTCGATCTCATCCAAAAGATCGGAGCGTGGGCACAGCGCCATGAGGGGATTGTGATGCTCATCGCTGGAATCACTGCCGCACTTGCTGGCGTTGTGGCTGGAACGGCAGCATGGATAGGTCTGACGGCCGCTCTGGAGGCCGCAGCGCCCGTTATAGCGGCGGTAGCTGCGGCATTTGGCTTGATTGACCTTCCCATTCTGGCGGTGATTGGCGCTGTCGCTGCACTCGCGGCGGGAATTGTTCTTCTCGTGCAGGATTACAAGGTATGGGCGGAGGGCGGACGAAGCTACTTCGATTGGGGAGGATTCGCCGCGGACGTGAGTAAGGCTAAGGATGCCTTCGAGGGGCTCGCAAGCAACATCGAACGCGCAGTGAGTTCTTACGGCAAGTGGATTGCTCAGCATCTTCCCACGCCCGTAAAGAAGGCAGCCGGCGCAGTTAGTGGATTCTTGGGCGACATCAAAGACAGAATGGAGATGGTGCATCAGATCGCCTCTCTGGAGGGTTTCTACGCTAAAGGATGGACTTCCAACGCCTCAGGACATGGCCAGCATTGGGGAGATGCAGGGAACATCCCGCAGCGCGCGAACAACCCCGCAGACATTGAGTACGGAGCCTTCGCGCGGTCTTATGGAGCGACGGGATACATCATGGCGAAGGGCGGTCACAAGATTGCCACATTTCCCGACGTCGCAACCGGATACAAGGCTGCTTATAATCTGCTCGGCACCAAAGGATATGCAGGGCTGTCGCAAGCACAGACCATCGCTCGCTGGCAGACCGGATCATCTATTCTGAGTGGAGTTCCAAACGCCTCACGGATTCCGTCCTCGGTTGGATCATCTTCGAGCATGAGCAGCAGCCACACCGACAATAGTCGGACTACGCACATCGGCACCATCTATGTTCAGAACCCCGGGGGAAGCACCCCAATGAGTGCTTCTATGGCTCGGGGTATGGATTGGATCACGCTGCTGACTCAGCAGAATGCGGGGTTGCAATAATGCCAACGATCGCATATCCCCAAGTCCCAAATTATCCTGGCGTCCCATCCATCCCCCGCACGGCACCGGGTACGCCCGCAATCGTCATTCGCATTGCTCCACCCGCGACCAATACGAGCCAGTCATCAACGGACCCAATCTGGGGCATCTATACAGTGGGGAGTCAGACGATTACGGGCCAGAACATCTACACGCCTGCGGAGGGTGGAACGCTATCCGTTCTGTCGTTCGGATTCACGCGATCGATGCAGGTCAGTGACTTCAAGGTAGAGGCTCCAAACCCGAATCAGGGTGCAGCATTTGCGAGCTTCAACAAGGTATACCAACCTGCGCAGCCCGTCATCATGCTTTCGCTCGATGGCACAGACGGAGAGAAGACGGCCTTTCTCGCGGCGCTTGACACGGCCTGCGGATCGACCACCGTCTACAACGTCATCACCCCAGACACTCCTGCCGGCGGAAACACATACACGCTCGAGCGGTACAGCTACCAGCGTTCAGCGGCACGCGGTGCCGATCTACTCATCGTCGAAGTGTCGTTGACGGAAATTGACCAAGTAACGGCGGCTCTCAGCAACACATCTATCACGTCTCCGCAGTCTCCCAGCGCCTCCGCTCAGGTGAGCAATGGGAACACGCAACCCTCGACGCCTCCAACCTCATGGCTGGCTCAGGGCGCACAAGCGTTGGGGGTGCCATAATGCAGCAGATCGTGGTTCAGGCCGTCGCATCGCAGCAGACCCAGGTCGTGCTAGATGGGCAGTCGTGCGCTATCTCCGTATACGTAAAGAACCAGTGCATGTTCCTCGACTTGGCTGTGAATGGAACGCAGATTGCTTATGCCGTGCAGTGCAAAAATCTGGTGTCTCTGGTGCCGACTTCCTACCTCGGCTTTGCAGGGTGGCTCGTGTTCTACGACACGCAAGGATTATCCGACCCGATTTATACGGGGCTGGGCTCGCGCTGGGTGCTGCTTTACCTTGATGCAGCGGACTTGGGGGCGTATGCCCTCACCGTCTAGCTTCCAAAATATAAAGGATCTTCGCTTCGTTTTTACGTTGGCGAATCAAGGCGCTGGATTCTCATCTAACGGCCAGACGTTCAACACCATCACGCTTGAGGGCCTGCGGGCGTCTGTCTACATCGACAACGCAGGCGGAGCGATGATGGGAACGCTTCGCGGGCAAATCTACGGCATGACGGCCAGCGACATGAACACGCTGACCAGCACGCTTTGGGACAACCTCGTGGTGAGCCCGTCCGGATCTTCATTTGCCTTCAATGCGCTCCAGGTATTCGCCATCGATGGGACGCAGGAAACGTTGGTCTATAACGGCGATGTACTGAATTGTTGGGGCGTCTATACGTCGATGCCGAATGCATATCTCTACGTTGAAGCGCAGATTGGCTATTCCGCGTTGGTTCAGCCGACAGCACCTCTCAGCATCGCGGCGAACACGGACGTAGCTACAGTGATGCGACAGATTGCTACGAAGATGGGATACCAGTTTGAGAATAACGGTGTAAACACTCCCGTAGCCAAAGGTTCGTATTGGGGGAATACGCTGATGGAGCAGGCACGTTCGCTGATGCAGGCATACAAGTTCTGGATGTATCTCGACAGCACAAGCCCGAACACGCTGGCGATCGCCCCTTACGGCACCGCGCGCAATGTGGCCGTACCGCTCATCTCTCCTGAGACCGGACTTGATGGATATCCGGTTTTCAACAGCACCGGAGTCAACTTTGAGACGCTATTCAATCCTGCCGTGACCTTTGGAGGGCCAATTCAGATGGTTTCTTCTATTCCAAAGGCGAATGGAACGTGGGTAGTGGTGTCAATGTCGCACCAACTTTCAAGCCAAACGCTTGGTGGTCCGTGGCGCACAACCGTCAATGCCGTCTCGCCAACCACCGGCGCGGCCCACGTGGGGCAATAATGGGATCAACTACTAACCCCGCAGGGATGTTGCAGCCGTCGACTCTATGGGGCGTCTACAACAATCTGCGTTTCATCGTTCAGCAGATGCTCGCGGATGTGCAGACAGCAACAATCGTCAAGGTGGTAGCTTGCACGAACGATGGAGGATTGTCTCCGGTTGGCTTTGTCGATGTTCAAATCCTGCCCAACCAAGTCACCGGCCAAAT